TTATGTCAACTTTACACTGAATGAGAACTTTGAGGAGATAATTAAGTCCAGGTATAGAGATGTGTTTTCTTATGATTCGTTCAGTGAAGGAGAAAAATCTCGTATTGATATTGCTCTGTTGCTTACTTGGCGCTCTATTGCTAAGCTTAAGAATAGTGTGGATACTAACCTCCTTATCTTAGATGAGATCTTTGACAGTTCATTAGATCAGCAAGGAGGTTCTGATTTAGGGTGGATCTTACGTAATTTTGATGATAACTCAAACGTATACGTTATTAGTCATAGAGATAATTTAGAAGGAAAATTTGAAAGAACTTTGACTGCTGTGAAAGAAAAGAATTTCTCTGTCATACAGGAGACAGTTTCGGAACTGGACTAGGAGACCTTCGGGTCTCTTTTTTGTGTGTATACTAGTAGCATCAACCGAGACGCCCCACCATGTCAAGTCAAGAAATTCGTGGAAATCTTGCCCGTTTGCTTGCTACTGAAAATCTTATTGTAGAGCACCGTAGAGTCGCTACGGCGTCGTTTGATGTTGACCGTCGTATTCTTACTCTGCCTAACTGGGATCGTGCTTCCAAGGTAGTGTATGATATGCTAGTCGCTCACGAATGCGGTCATGCTCTCTTCACTCCCAATGAAGACTGGACTAGTATGTTTGACTGTCCTAAAGATTTCGTTAACGTGATTGAGGATGCTCGTATTGAGAAGTTAATGAAGCAAAAGTATCCTGGTCTTCGCAAGTCTTTTGCTGGTGGTTATAAAGAACTAAACGATCAAGACTTCTTTGGTATTGCTGACGAAGATCTCAATACATTCAGTCTTATTGATCGTATCAATCTTCACTCTAAGATTGGTGCAGGTGCTATGATTCCTTTTTCTATTGAAGAAAAAGTATTTGTAGCTCGCATAAATGTTGCTGAAACCTTTGATGAGGTTTGTCAGATTGCTGTTGATGTATATGAATTTAGTAAGAAAGAACAGGAACAAGAGCAAACACCAGAGGCAGAAATGCCTGCCAATCAATCTTCTGAAGGTAAAGAAGGTGAGATGACGCATGAGGAAATGCTAGAAGAAGCACAACGTCGCGAAGAAAATAACAGTAGTTCTACTAGTCAATCACAACCACATGTTGGAGAAGACTATAATGACGAAGAGGAGATAGAAGGTTCTAAGACACAGGATTCTTTCAACGATGCTGCTAAGAAATTAACAGATCGTTTTGGTGATAATTCTAAGTATGTTGAGATCCCTTCTTCTGTTAACTTGTCAGATTATATTGCTGACTGGACTGAAGTTCATGACTGGATTGACGAACAACGCGATGTATTTGTTAATGATCCTGATGCTACTGACAATCGTTATGACCGATACATAGAAGTTGATACTGCTTTTGATACATTTCGTAAACAATCTCAGAAAGAAGTAAACTACCTAGTAAAAGAATTTGAATGTCGTAAGTCTGCTGATGCCTATGCTCGTGCTAGCCAATCTAAAACTGGTGTTCTTGATACTTCAAAGCTTCATACTTATAGGTATAATGAAGACCTATTTAAGAAAGTAACTGTTGTTCCTGATGGTAAAAACCATGGTCTAATTTTTATTCTTGATTGGTCTGGTTCTATGCAGAATGAGTTGTTAGCTACGGTAAAACAACTACTTAACTTGACTGCCTTTTGTAAGAAAGTTCAGATCCCATTTGAAGTATATGCTTTCACTAATGAGTGGTATGCTGTCCGTCGTGCCAAACAAGGTAAGAATGAATACGCATCCAATGAAGAATACTTTGAGAGTCTTGGTTGTATAGACGGAGAGATCTATCTTCATAAAGGTATGTTCCATTTGATGAATGTTGTATCTTCACGATCTAATTCAAAAAACTACGAACGTATGTGTCTTAATTTGTTTAGAGAAGCATACCCCTTCAAGCACTATGTTTCATATCGTAGCACTGTTGGAGTTGGTCTTTCTGGAACTCCTTTAAATGAGAGTGTCATTATGTTGAACTACATCATTCCTGAGTTTAAGAAACAGAACAACCTACAAAAAGTAAATGTTTGTATTCTTACTGATGGTGAGAGTTGTCCGGCATCTTATGGTCGTAGATATTATAACGATCATAAAGACGAGCACTATGTTCGCCCACATCGTTTAGAATATTCCACTATACTTCGTGATCGTCAAACTGGTCGTATGTATTCTTCTATGAGTGGATGGGAAGAATCTACTAACACTTTCATCAAACAAGTTCGCGATCGTAATTCTGGAGTAAACGTTATTGGGTTTCGTATTATGTCTGGTAGTCAACTCTCTAATTTTGTTGGTTCTTATGGAGACCTTGCTTACTACGGCGAGGTTCAGAAACAATGGAGGAAACTAAAGTCTGCTATTATTCCTATGCCTAAAGGATACACTGCATTATATGCTATTTCTAATAATGCTCTAGGTGGAGAAAATGATTCTGATATGACAGAACTAGATTCTGGCGCTAAGAAGAGTGAAATCAGTAAAGCATTTAAGAAAATGCTTAGTTCAAAATCTACCAATAAGAAACTCCTGAGTTCCTTTATTGAGTATGTCAGTTGAGGCACTGTCTACTCTGCCCCTGACTCTGCCTCACCCTGCCCTATAATAACTACATCAACGAAACGCACCATGCCCGCTAAGTCCGATCTTACCACCACACAACTTACTTCTTATCTGTCTGATACCTACGGCAATGACATCAATGCCGAGCATGTTCGTGCTGCCTGTGATAATTTTGGCGTCACCTATCCTACTGCTGTCAAGCGTCTGCGTGATTTCTATGTCAAGCGTGGCACTTGGAACTTGACAGTACAAGAACGTCTTGAGCAAACTTACGAAGCACCAGCAGCAATGCCTGCTGTTGAACAGAATCTTGTTCCCGAAAAAGACACTACCTTTGTTCCCTTCGGTAACTTCACTGATGTAAAGAAGATCATCAGTTCCAAGATGTTCTACCCTGTGTTCATCACTGGTATGTCTGGTAATGGTAAGACTCTTGGTGTCGAACAAGCGTGTGCTGCTCTAAATAGAGAGATCATTCGTGTGAACATCACAATTGAAACCGACGAGGATGATCTTATTGGTGGTTTCCGTTTGGTTGACGGTAACACTGTTTGGCACAATGGTCCAGTCATTGAAGCTTTGGAGAGGGGAGCTGTCTTGCTTCTAGATGAAGTTGACCTGGCATCAAACAAGATCCTGTGTTTGCAATCTGTTCTTGAAGGCAAGGGTGTCTTCTTGAAGAAGACTGGTCGCTATGTGAGACCCGCTGCTGGTTTCAATGTCATCGCTACTGCCAACACTAAGGGTAAAGGTTCTGACGATGGTCGCTTCATTGGCACTAACGTTCTTAACGAAGCATTCCTTGAGCGTTTTGCTTTGACCTTCGAGCAGGAGTATCCTACTGTTGCAGTAGAAACTAATATTCTTGTTCGTATTGCTGCATCTGTAGGTAAGCATGACGAAGACTTCTGTAAGAATCTTGCTAATTGGGCTGACATTATCCGTAAGACATTTGCTGATGGTGGTATCGATGAGGTTATTTCTACCCGTCGTCTGGTCCACATCATGCGAGCATATGCTATCTGGGGTGATCGTATGAAGGCGATCAAGGTTTGTGTGAATCGTTTCGATGATGAGACCAAGCAGTCTTTCATTGAACTGTATGATAAAATTGATGCTGACGTTCAAACCGAGGAGGAGGAAAAAGATGTCAATCTTTCGTTCTAAAAAATTTCACGGATATGTGAATTGTCTTGCTATGCTTGACACCGGCAAGACTGTCAAAATTATGGGTGGCGATGGTTTAAAGTTGTTTGTCAAAGACCTTGACGGCAACGTTGAAGAATGCTACCATAGTAGTCTACGCTTAATTTGGGATAACTGAATGGCAAAAAAATACAATGAAGACGCTCTGTTGAAAGAGCTGAGTGATTACATTTCTGGAACTTATGGACAACACTACTCTGCTGGAAACGACAGCATTCAAACGTTAGATCTAATTGAAGCATGTGGAGACGCTGAGGCATTCTGTCGCAGCAACATTCTCAAGTATGCTTCACGCTATGATCGTAAAGGCACTGCTCGCCGTGATATCATTAAGATCCTTCACTACGGTCTACTCCTTCTTCATTTCTCTGATAAATCAAACACTACCGAATCATATCCTCAATGAGTAAAGTTATTCTTTCTAGAAAAACCCTAGATGTTCTCAAAAACTTTAGCACTATCAATTCCTCTATTGTCTTCCGTAAAGGATCCACGGTTAGAACTATCTCTAATGCAGAGAACATCCTCGCAAAGTTTACTGGCGAGGAAGTCTTTCCAGTTGACTTCGCTATCTATGATCTTAGTCAGTTCCTTTCTGGGATCTCTTTGTTTAGCGATCCTCAGCTTGAGTTTGACAACGAAAATTTTGTCAACATTCGTGGCGGTCGTCAGTCTGCTAAGTATTTCTTTTCTGATCCAGAGATTACGCTTAAGTCTGCGCCAGAGAAAAATGTAAACTTTCCTGGTTCTGATCTTCAGTTTAATTTGACTGGTGAAGATTTGATTGCCTTACAGAAAGCATCTGCTGTCTACAGTCTGCCTGATCTTACCTTCCAATCAATTGAAGGTCATGATGAGATTAAACTTATTCTTCGTGACAAAGAGAATGATACCAGTAATACTTACGATATCACCGTGGCAGGTTCTACTACTGGCACTTATGCTCTTGATCTTAAGATTGAAAACATTCGTCTTCTCCCTGGCGATTACACTGTCAAAGTCTCTCAGCATCTTATTTCAGAGTGGACCAACGTAAACACTGACCTGACATACTACATCGCCCTTGAACCTCAATGAGTAAAGAGTTTTTATGGGTGGAAAAATACCGCCCAAGCATTGTTGAAGACTGCATCCTTCCTGCTAGCACCAAACAAGTGTTTCAGGGTTTTGTCGATCAAGGAGAGCTCCCTAACCTGATGCTGACAGGCGCAGCAGGCGTTGGTAAGACCACTGTTGCTAAGGCATTGTGTGAGGAGATTGGTGCTTCTTACATCGTCATCAACGGGTCTGACGAGGGACGTTTCCTAGACACTATCAGAAACCGTGTCCGTCAGTTTGCTACGACTGTCTCTCTCACGTCTGGAGCATCCCACAAGGTCGTCATCATCGATGAAGCAGACAACACCACTAACGACGTGCAACTGTCTCTGAGGACTGCTGTGGAGGAGTTCCACAGCAACTGCCGTTTCATCTTCACCTGCAACTTCATCAATAAAATTATTGAACCGTTGCACTCACGTTGTACGGTGGTTGATTTTAGAATCAAACCTGAGCAGTCTACTCAACTTCAGGGAGAATTCTTTACTCGTCTCAAAACTATTCTAACAAATGAGAATATTGAGTATGAAGACAAAGTTCTCGCGAAACTTACTAAACGTTATTATCCTGATTGGCGTCGTCTTATTAACGAGTGTCAGCGTTATGCTGCCACAGGGAGTATTACTTCTGCTATCTTGGTTGATGTTGCAGATGTTAATCTGGACTCTCTACTTACATCTCTAAAGAAGAAAGACTTTACTACTGTAAAGAACTGGGTAGTTCAGCATCTGGATAACGATCCCAGTATGGTGATGCGTAAGATCTATGACAGTTTGTATGGTGTATTGAAACCTGCTTCTATTCCTGAAGCTGTTCTTATCATTGCCAAGTATATGAAAGACATTACTATTGTTCCTGATCAAGAGATCAACCTGCTTGCTTGTTTAACCGAGATTATGATGAGTTGTGAATTCAAATGAAGATTGAAATTGAGTTTTCTAAGGATGTAGATTATCCAAAAGAAAAGTTGGGTGAATTCATCTGGAACTACGTTGAAGAAGAATGCCATATCACTGGATTCGGTGATTCAATTGGTGAAT